CAGGCACAGGGCCAGCAAGCGCAGCATCAAACAGCGTGACACCCATAGAGCCTGTTTATATTGAGCAGACGTTTAGTACATGGCTTTATAACGGCAATAGTTCTACACAAACAATTACCAATGGTATTAACTTATCCGGTAATGGTGGATTGGTTTGGAGGCAAGGAAGGTCTGCCGCTACAGGCGGTATGTTGATTGATACCGTAAGGGGAATAGGTAGTTATCTAATTTCCTATTCTTCGGATGCGGAACAGACAGGTTCTAACTGGATAGATTCGTTTAATTCAAACGGCTTCACCATGAACAGTAGTTCGTTTAATGGGGGCGCTACCTACACTTCATGGACATTCCGCAAGCAGGCCAAGTTCTTTGATGTTGTGACTTATACGGGGAATGGAACAGCGGGAAGGACTGTGAGCCATAGCCTTGGAAGCACCCCCGGTTTCATTCTAGTAAAACGTACAGATACCGGCGGTAGCACAGGACAAAACTGGGTTATTTGGCATCGTAGTGCTGATGGTACGGGGTATTTCAACAGTAATAACGCGCTTGATTCATCGTTTCCAAACTCAATTTTTTGGGGTAATGGGTCAAGTTATGTTGCGCCAACAAGCACAAACTTTACAGTAACAACTTCTCAAAATGTAAACGCATCAGGTGGAACTTACGTTGCCTACCTATTTGCCCATGACGCAGGAGGCTTTGGTCTGACTGGTACAGACAATGTGATTTCGTGTGGGTCGTTTATTACTGATGGTAGTGGTGCGTATTCTGTAACGCTTGGATACGAACCACAATTTGTTCTTATAAAAAGAACAGATGGCACGGGCGATTGGTTATTGATGGACAATATGCGTGGTATGCCTGTGGGTGGTAACGATGCTATATTGCGTCCAAATACTAGCGGTGCTGAAACACAAACATTTGACTGTGCAAATCCAACTGCTACAGGGTTTTATGAATCAACAGGGTCATTGGGCCTAAACAGAACATTCATCTACATAGCTATTCGTAGGGGCCCGATGAAAGCGCCTACGGTTGGTACAACAGTATTTAGCCCTGTTCTTACAGCAACTGCTTCAGAAACTGTAAACACAGTTAATTTTGCGCCAGATATGCAGTTAATAAAACAGACGGGAAATGCGGTTGGAACTAATGCTGTTGACAGATTGAGGGGGATATCTACTCGGTATCAGTACAACGATGGTAAATACTTGTTGACAAGCTCAACTGCCGCAGAAGCATCCAATTTTTCTACGCAGTATTGGAATAACACGGGCTTTAGCACCCCTTATGATACTGCTGGAATTTCAACAATTTATTGGACGTTCAAACGCGCCCCCGGCTTCTTTGATGTGGTTTGCTATACAGGTGTAAACTCCGGAGGTGCTACGCTTACTGTGAATCACAATCTTAACGTAACACCAGAGTTGGTAATTGTTAGAGAAAGAGCAGGGTACGATTGGCTTGTTTATTCCGCAACAACAGGAACGTCAAATACGCTGTTCCTAAATTTAACCAATGCAGTTACTGCGTACACATCAGTATCATCCCCAACAGCTTCAACATTTACCGCCAACGGTGTTGCAAATAACGACACAAGCACTTATGTCGCCTACCTGTTCGCCACTTGCCCCGGTGTTTCCAAAGTAGGCTCATACACAGGAACGGGCGCATTGTTAACTGTTAACTGTGGCTTTGCCGCTGGCGCTCGTTGGGTCATGATTAAGCGCACTGACAGCACAGGCGGCTGGTACGTCTACGATAGCGCACGTGGCATCACATCAGGCAATGATCCGTACCTATTCTTGAACAGCACGGCGGCTGAAGTAACATCTACAAACTACGTAGACACAACTGCCGTAGGCTTCCAAGTTACAGCCGCAGCGCCCTCTGGTTTAAACGCCAGCGGTGGAACATACATCTTCTTGGCAATCGCATAAGGTAGCACATGAGTACAAAATACCCCGGCGGCATAATTTCCAAGACCGCACCAACGCCATCAGGCCCATACAGCACTGACACTGCGCCGGGTGTGTGGACGCTTGAGCAACAGGCTTACTGGCAGAAGCTTGGCCAATGGCCAACAGCGGGTAACGCTAACCCAAGTTTGTTTATTGAGAATTTGTTCAGCACGTATTTGTACACGGGCACAGGTTCTACACAGACTATTACCAATGGCATTGACTTGTCTGGTGAGGGTGGTTTGGTTTGGATTAAAAAACGCACAGGCTCATCTGTCATGGCGCATTATTGGACAGATACAGTAAGGGGCATTTCTGCGGGATACATTTCGTCTAACTCTACAAACGCTGAAAACACAACTCAAGTTTGCAATGCGTTTAACAGCAACGGCTTTGGATATAACCCTGTAGTTAGTGATACTGGTGATTTAGTTGCCTCATGGACATTCCGAGAGCAAGCCAAGTTCTTTGACATTGTTACTTACACGGGTGATGGCACTGCCAATAGACAAATTTCGCACAGCTTAGCATCGGTTCCGGGTTGTATTATTGTCAAAGCAACCAACGATTCAGGCTCTTGGTACACATATCACCGAAGCCTTGGCGACTACGCCGCCAACCACCCATATGCAATTTTGTTAAATTCAACAGGCGCAAAAACTGCATATTCTGCGTTTAAAGGAGACCCGCCAACCTCAACAACTTTTACTGTTGATGGCGTAGCTGGCGCAATCAATGCGTCTGGCACTACTTATGTAGCCTACCTTTTTGCACATGACGCAGGTGGTTTTGGTACATCCGGTTTAGAGAATGTGATTAGCTGCGGGTCTTATACGGGCAATGGTTCTTCTACTGGCCCAACGGTTAATCTTGGGTATGAACCACAATTCATTATTCTCAAGGCCGCCGAAGGGGGAACATCTGGAAGTCAAGATTGGAACATGATTGACAATATGCGTGGATGGACTACATCTAGCAATCAACAACTTAACCCAAATTTAACCGCTGCCGAGACAAGTCAAAATAACATTGCACTAAATGCAACAGGATTTCAATTAACAACGGCAGGTGCTGATTTTAATGGAAGCGGGAACACCTACATCTACATAGCCATCCGCCGTGGCCCGATGGCAACGCCTACTGTTGGTACTAGCGTGTTTGCTCCAACTTCTGTAAGTGCCGCAACAGGAACCGTGCAAACGACCAACTTCCCTGTTGATGCACAAATGCTTAGATATACAGCGGACGGCTACAGCACTTTTTTTGTTGATAGGCTGCGCGGTGTATCAACAACACCTGCTAATCAAGCATCACCTTATTTGGTTACAAACGCAACAAACGCAGAATCTACTGGGCCAAACCTAACGTATGGTTGGAACAACACAAGTTTTGCAATTTCTGGTTCGTTCAACAGCCTTCAGATGATTTACTGGAGCCTCAGACGCGCCCCCGGATTCTTTGATGAGGTTTGCTATACAGGGACGGGGGCATCAAGAAACGTAAGTCATAACTTAACGGTAATTCCAGAGTTAATGATTGTAAAAGACCGAACTTCTGTTCGCGATTGGGTTGTTTACAGCCCAACAATTGGAACTTCAAACACGCTATATTTGAACGCAAATAATGCGCAAGATTCATTTAGTGGATGGGGTGGCACTCCAACATCAACAACATTTGCATTAACCTCAACAGATGTTGTAAACGCTTCAGGAAATAATTACGTTGCTTACCTGTTTGCAACAGTTGCAGGCGTTTCCAAGGTCGGTAGCTACACCGGCACAGGCACCACAGCGCAGATCGACTGTGGCTTTACAACAGGCGCTCGGTTTGTTCTGATTAAGCGCACTGACTCGACAGGCGATTGGTACGTGTGGGACTCTGCCCGTGGAATTGTGGCTGGCAACGATCCATACCTGTTGTTAAACTCCACTGCTGCGGAAGTCACAGGAACCGATTACGTGGACACTTACTCTGCTGGTTTTGAAATTAGTAGCACGGCCCCATCTGCAATCAATGCAAACGGCGGCACATTCATTTTTCTTGCAATAGCTTAAAAGGAGCACATCATGCAAATTCGCGTAAGAAACACCGGCGCAGTCATGTATCAGGACGAGTTCCACCGACTGCATGAAGGCTTGGGCTTGCCCAAAGTCCTGACAGAAGCCATCATCAACGAGTGGGGCGGCGACATCGTCTTTGAAGGCCCACAAGCCACCGGCGGTACAGTCTACCAATACTCAATGCGTTCAGGCGTAGTTCAAATTGGCGACAAGTGGTACACAAACTACGTCCTCGGCCCTATCTTCACGGATACACCAGCGACAGAAGACCAGCCTGCCAAGACAGCCGCTGAAAACGAAGCTGAATACAAGGCCATGAAAGACGCAGAACAAGCTGCCAATGTACGCCGCGCACGTACAGAAAAGCTCAAGGACTGCGACTGGACGCAGATTGCTGACAGCACCGCAGATAAAGCTGCATGGGCTACATACCGTCAAGCGCTGCGTGACATCACTGCGGCAAGCGGTTTCCCTTGGACAATGACTTGGCCTGAGACACCATAATCATGCGGGATTGGGCTGAAGCGTTCATCGTTGCGGCCTTTGTCACCATCTTTGTTGTATGGGGCACGTACACAATCATTTGGATGTGGGGATGAGATGGAACTTGAGTATTACACCAAAATCATTGGTGCAATAACTGCCTCAACTGCTATGGTTGGTGGCGGGTACACGCT